GATGCTGCACATGGTCTTGGTGGTTTAATCATTGCTGACGGCGGTTGTACGTGTCCTGGTGACGTAGCCAAAGCATTTGCGGGCGGTGCTGACTTTGTAATGTTGGGTGGTATGTTAGCCGGTCATGTTGAAGGTGGTGGTCAAATGGTTGAAAAACATTATCTCACAAATGAAATTGAAGGTAATTCATATGATATAGGACAACATGAATTAGTTGTTGAGACAAAGAAGTTTGTCGAGTTCTATGGCATGAGCAGCAAAAAAGCCAATGATACTCACTTTGGTGGTCTGAAAGACTATCGTGCCGCTGAAGGTCGTGAGGTGCTGGTGCCCTATCGTGGTCCTGTTGAGAATACAATTCAGGAAATTCTTGGTGGTTTGAGAAGTTCTTGTACCTATGTAGGCGCTCAAAACTTGAAAAATTTGCCAAAGTGTGCTACAATGATCCGTGTATCAAATCAATTCAACTCTATTTTTTGTGAGTAATAATGAACATTCAATTCGAAAAAATTCGCTTTCGTAATTTTCTTTCCTTTGGTGATACGTCCACTGAAATCAATTTGAAAAATTTCAAGTCAACTTTGATCACTGGCTCAAACTTCAGCGGCAAGAGCGGTTCTTTGTTAGACACATTAAACTTTGCGTTGTTTGGGAGAGCATTTCGTTCAATCAACAAACCTCAATTGGTCAATGTTTATAATGGTAAAAATTGTTTAGTCGAACTTGAGTTCTCAAAAAATAACATTCACTATTTGATTCGTAGAGGTTTGAAACCAAACGTGTTTGAAATCTTCGAAAATGACAAACAACTTGATATTTTGTCCTCTTCAAAGGACCAACAAGCAGAATTTGAAAAAACTGTCTTGAATTTTTCCTTTCAAACTTTTCAGCAAATTGTAGTGCTTGGTTCTGCAAACTATGTGCCTTTTATGAAACTCAAGCCAAATGATCGAAGATTAGTTGTTGATGACATTTTGAATCTACATGTCTTCACGAAGATGTCAGATTTACTCAAGAGTGAAATGTCAGACACAAAGGCAAATATTCAGGGAACAGAAAATGAAATTTATCTAAAGAATGAATTGCTCAAGACAAAACAAGAACATCTTGAAGCATTGAGAAATGTCAATGTATCGACAGTTGATGAAGATGAACTTATTGAATTGAAAAATAAGACTGCAGAATTCACGAAAAAAATTACTGCATTGAGAGCAGAAGAAGAAGCAATCACTGTTGGTGAAGATGTCGAAGTCTCAGAAGCAAAGAAAAAAGTCAAGTCATTCGAAACAGTCAAAGAAAAAATTATGTATTCTGTCAATGCACAAAAGAAGACATTTGATTTTTTCTCAGAACATTCATCTTGTCCTACCTGTGAGCAGACAATTGAAGAATCATTTCGTCAGGAAAAGATTGAAAGTCTTCGTCAAAGCATGTTGGAAAAGAAAGATGGCGTTGCTCAACTGCTCGAAAAGATTCAACACTGGTCAAATTTTCAAAAGGAATCAGAAACTTACAATCGTCAGAATCAAAAGAACTTGCAGAAGAAGAAAAATCTTGAGAATGAAATTGAATACACAAAGATGCAACTTGAAGCAAACATTGACAAGATTGATTACCTACGAGATCCAAAGTCCTTAGATACTGAAAAGATTGAGAAAGTTGAAAAAGAAATCGAAGAGACAAAAAATCTCTTGACAAATTTGAGAAATATGTTATCATCTTATCATAATGAATCTGAGATTCAAAAGCATACCACAATTCTTCTTCGTGATACAGGTATCAAAGCCACAATCATGAACAAGTATCTTCGTTTGCTAAATCAGAATATGGAGTTATATCTAAAAAGATTTGGTTTGAAGTTAAGCTTTGAACTCGATAGTAACTTCAACGAAAAGATTACGAATTTCTCAGGACATGAGTTTTCATATTTCTCTTTGAGTGAGGGTGAGAAGCTTCGAGTAGATCTAGCAATGATGTTCTCTTGGCGAAACCTTGCTTCAAAACGAGCAAAGATGAAAACAAATATGCTCATTCTTGATGAAGTCATGGATGGTGCTGCTGATTCATTTTTACAACAAGAACTTGTTCATCTACTAAATGACCTTGCTTCAACAAATGTTTTTGTGATTTCACATCGAACAGAAGGATTGCATGATAAGTTCGAAAGAAATCTACATGTTGAAAGAAAGGTTGGTTTTTCCGAGATTACTGAAATTCTTACATGAAACCATTTTGGTCTTTTGGATTCGAACTTGAAGGTATGTGCTTCAAGCGTGACTACGATTCGATCAAGGAGCTTCTGAAATCTTGTTTAGAGTTTTCTTGTGATCGTTTGGGAGGCTTTTTCATTACAGGTGATGATACAATTTATGTAGATGAAGAGTTGGAAGACCTTGCTTATAGTTTGCATGAACATGAAATTGAAGAAATCATTCCTCTTGAGATTCTTCTGGGTCCATTTGAACTGACAGAAGAGGTGCAAAAAAAAGTTACAGATTTGATTGTAGAGATTGCCTCTGCTGGCTTCTCATCGAATGAAACTTGTTCGTTACACTTACACCTCAAACCTGCTTGCTTTCCTTTGAGGACGGATGCAGCCTATTGGAGTAGTGCTTTACTTTTAGCATATCTTGTTGAATCAAAAGACTATAAAAAGTTTTTAGAATATCATAATTATCCAATGTGGCATTCTCATTGGGCAAATCCAATCAACATGATTCGAGAGTATGAAGGATTCAAGAAAAGTTTTTTGGATAATTCAGATTTATTTGGTTCTGCAAAACCAACTAAATATGGTATGCGAGGACTGTTTCACATGCATTCATTAGGAACGATTGAATGGCGAGGACCAAGAGGCGTATTCGATCAAAATCCTGTGACTTATTTGAATCGTTCATCAACAACCTACTTAGAGTTAGTGAGAGAACAAATCAATTTTATTTTTTCATTTTTTGAAACTGCTGACCTTGCACATCAATCTCACAACAAAAATTATGAATTGCATTCTCGTTTACTGGAATTGAAAGATGTTTTCTACAAAGATTGTTACTGAAGATCGTCTAGATTATCTTCGTCAAGTATCGAAAGATTATTCATTCGAAACAAATACAGAAGAACAAACAAAACAATTATCACAACATATCAAGGCTTTAGTTCGCAAAGAACATGCATTTGGTATTTCAGGAATTCAATTTGAATATCCATATCGTGTATTTGGTATTTACATCTCAGAAGAAAAATTTGAAGTGATGTATAATCCTAAGTTATTGAATATAATTGATAACGCTCCAATTGCAGAGCAAGAAGGATGTCTGAGTTTCCCTCAGCTAATTCTAAATAAAAAAAGACCAAAACAAATTTCAGTTGAATATCAAGATGAAACTGGACAGCTAAATAATACAGAACTATTTGATTATTATGCAAGAGGATTTTTGCACGAATTAGATCATTTGAATGGTGTCGTCTTTACAGATCATGTAAGTCCAATTGTGTTGAAAATGGCGAGAAAGCGAAGATATAAACGTCAAAAAAACTAAATAAAAGCAAATCTTCGATTCTTCAAAAATAAAAAATATAGGAAATAAAACATGGCTTTACCACAATTGACACAAAACCAATTGAACAAGTTGCTCAGACGACCAAATTGGTTGGATGCAAACACTGCAATTGCTGGACGGGTTTTTGCATCAAATGAAGGTTGGATGTTATCACCAACAAAAATTCATCCAGATCCAATGAAACAAATGCCTGCTGAATGTGTAATGGCAATTCCAAATCTTTCTGAGTACATCGAATATAATCAGAGTGGCGTTACACCTACCGAATATGCAACAGAACAAGCAAGTCCTGGCAAACTGTTGTTTAGGTCAGTTTCAGTAACAAGAAGAAGCCGCTCTCGTTACATTGTAAATATTGCGATGGATGAAACACTTAACGTAATAACAGGACAAATTGATTTTGGTTTCAATCAAACTCAAGTATATGGTGCAATGACTACTTCTCCTGGACTACTTACTCCTTCATCAGCAGTTCTTACAACAACCGATTTCAGTGTTTTAGAAGGTAATTCATTTGGACGAATACAAATGGATCTTACTTTTGACCAACCAGTCGATGAAGTAAAAATTTCTTCTACAACATGGTCAAATTTGATAACTGTATCATTACCATCTAGTATTGTAGACCAAGAAGGAAATCCAATTACAGACTTTGACATCGATGATGCAATGGGTAATATTCCAGTAAGTGACCGTTGGGATGGAACAACACTTACAGTAGTACCATAATCAAACACTAAACTATATCAATAGTTTTTTCTGCCCTTATCTTGTGATAGGGGCATTTTTTTTCTAAAGTAGGAGATACAATAAACTATGAGCCGTGATAAAAATTTTCGCAAACAGCAAGAACAAAAAAAATCTTATAAAAAGTTCATCGCTGAAATCAACAAAACTAAAGTTCCGAATATGCCAAAGAAGGCCGGCAAAAATCGCAAACTCGAAAATGTCGATTTTGAAAATTTGACAGAGGATGAATTGTACGACTTGGAAGATGAATTGTATGGAGAATAGTCTTGGGATACTTCATCGTCAAGAACGAAGTTCAAGAGCATCTAAGAAAGCTTGCTGAAGAACGAGAACATGATCTAAATATCTATGAGTATTTGGAATCAACTTTCAAGCGACAAGTCGATATTATCTCCAATCCTTTTTTCAACGAATATGTTGGACAATTTGATGGTATCTTGAACAAGAAAATTTATGATGATGGTGTCAAAGTTCGTCAACAAGTATTTGACTTTCTCGAAAAAGAATGTTCAAATCTTATTACCGAATATAACAATGACAATGAAACCTTCATCAATAAATATGGTTGGTATGAAAATGCCGGTGCAAAGATAAGACATCAAATTACAAAAGATGAACTAGCGTATGACCTCTGTGAATTGATTCGCAAAATTTATTATGTATATCTCGAAGATAAATTCTCAGAAAAATATAAAATTTCAGTCAATGAGCAATATCTGAAAAAAGATATTGACCCATTCTAATGTTTGAGTATAGCAATGCAAAAAAGAAATTCGAATGATTTTTTATTATCAACTCCTCAATGGTCTGCTTTTAGCGCCTACGAAAAAGGAACAAAGAAAAAACAACTTCCAGATTTTGTAGTTGACAAAAGAGAGATCGTCACTGATCCCGAATCGGGAAAAAAATTCTATCGCTGTCGAATGGTTTCAGAAGCTGAAATCTATCAAGAAGTCAAAAATTTGATTCTTTAGGAGATACATGCTCATCAAGAAAAAAGGTAGCGACCTTTATATTTTCGAAAATGAACAGGAATTAAAAGATTTCTGTTCAGACAATCGCAATGTTGAATTGAGAATGTTCAGCGATATCAATATCATGCGAATCAACAAAAGAACAAAAAGACTTGAACGTGTAAATTCTAGCAAACTTTAAAATTTCGCCAAAAAAACTTGACATTCTTTTTTGAATGTGATATGATCATATTGTAACCGCTTTTCACTCTCACTCAGGAGAATCAATGGAAGTTTACAGTGAACATTTGGCAAAACTTTTTGCTACAGAAAATATTAAAGTTGAACTCAAGTCAACTCCAACCGCTTATTTTGATGTAGTCAAAAGGAAGATGGTCTTTCCAAATTGGATTCTTCGTCTTCCTTCTGCGTCGAGAGAACTCTTGATGTTGCATGAAGCCAGTCATGCTCTACACACACCTGAATTTGGAACTCACGAAAAGGCAAAAGAATACGAAACAGTCTTTCGAACCATCCTGAATATTCTCGAAGATAAAAGAATCGAAGATGCCATGAAAGCAAAGTTTCCTGGTTCGAAATCTACATTCATTCGTGGATTCTATGAATTGATCAATACAGGATTCTTTGGTATCACTTTCAGTGAAGATACGGAAAGCTTATCTTTAATCGATAGAATGAATCTTCATTTCAAAGGTGATTATTATTTCGATTGTGAATTCACTGATGAAGAGCAGTACTGGGTAGACCGTGCAGCAAACAATAAGACATTCGATGATGTTTATCAAAATGCAATTGAGTTACTTGATTATTTGAAGAAAGAATATTCAAAAGAAGTTCTTGAAGAAATCAAAATAAACCTAGACGATATTGAATGGGGAGAAATTGAAGATGGTGATGGTGATATGGAAATACCATTGTCAGAACTTCAAGAACTTCTCTCAGAAGAAGACTATGAAAGACTCAAGGAAGCGATTGAAGAAGGAAATGATGGAAAGGCACAAGAAATTATTGAAGATACAATTGAAAAAAATGGTGGTGCTTTAGACTTTGAAGAAAAAAATTCAGGTTTGACAGATCAAAACTGGGAAGAAAGTCAAGAAAATTTCTCAAAGGGAAAACTTTCGAATACAGATTATGATGACCAGGTCATTACAAATCTTGGATTTTCTCCATATCTGAATTATGAAGATTTTGTTGTGAGCAACAACATTTGTCACAAGGCACTAACAGAAGATTTTAATTCTTGTGGTGATAATATACATGAAAAATTTCATATGTTCATGCAAGAGCATAAGAAAGAACATGCCCCAATTATTTCACATATGGTTCGTGAGTTCTATCGAAAAAAAGCTGCAGAAGATTTTCGCCGAACAAAACAATCAAAAACAGGAAATTTAGACCTTCAAAAGCTTCCGCATTTTCATTATGATTCAGATTTGTTTCTCAACAAATCAGTAACTTATGATGAAAAAAATCACGGCTTTGTTTTGTTGTTAGATTGGTCGGGTTCGATGGGCAACATCATGACAAACGCAATTCTACAATTGATCAACAATGTCATGTTCTGTAAAGCAATTTCAGTTCCATTCATTGCCTATGCATTCAGTAATGATGCTCTAAACAATCGTGATTATCGACTTTCTTCTGTTGTACATGGCGTGAACGAAAATGATTTTCGAGTTCATCCAAATACAAAGCTACTCGAAATTATTGATTCAACAAAATCAAATTATGATGAGCAATTGAGAAATTTATTCTATCTCGCCTTTACATTCTTACCGTCACTCATTACAAGAAATCGAAAAGAATATCAGCGATTGATGAAAAATATCGCAGAAGAAACTGAAAAAGGTTCAGAACGAGAACACTATCTCGAAACACTTCGTAATCAATTAGATGAATTTGTTGTCCTCTCTGAGTTGTTTGACCTTGGTTCAACTCCGCTGGATGAAAGTTTGATTCTGATGAATTATATTTTACCAGAAAAACAAAAATATATGAATGTAGATGTAATGAATTTAATTGTGATTACAGATGGTGATAGTAATTCATTGCCTTGTGTAGCAAATGATGATTCACCAGAAACTACAAGAAGTTTTGCAATTTCTGAAGCTGATATGTCTGAGAATTCTTATGAAAAGGAAGAAGAACTTTGGGGTAATTTATGGGGACCAAATAAAACAATTTCTACCGAACATCGTGAAAATATGAGAAGATTTGACAGAAATTCAGGAAATGAAACTAGATTTCGTGGACATCAAAAAGTCTTTGTTCGTTCTTCAAGAAGTAATCGAATGATTGAACTTGTTTCTCAAAAAAATGAATCTTCAAATGGCGTGAATACGAATCGTAATCGTGAGTTTACGAGAAGACTTGCTTATTTGGTCAAAAGAGAAACGAAAGCAAATATCATCTCAATTGAATTGGCAGTAATAAATTCTCAAAATCTCCGTAGAAACTTCGCTTATGAATTTGGCAGTGGATATGCATTAGAAGAAGTTGAAGAATTTGTTGCTCAATATCGCAAGCAAGGTTTCGCCTCGATCGAAGATAATGGATATGATAAGATTTTCTATGTTGACCTGACCAAATTAGGAAATTCAAAATTCAATATGAGTTACCATTATTTTAATGATTTTGAAGATATGATTCATACGGAAGATGATGATTTCTTTGACAATATTCAGAAAAATGTTAAAGGAGCTTTCACAACGAAATCCTTGGCAACTGCTCTTGAGAAAAATTCCTCAACCAAGAATCGCAAAAAATTCTTGGCCAGCCGAGTTGTCGATGTGATTTCGGAATATCAATCGGAAAAAAAGAAAAAGGAGAAAATAGTTCTTGACTTTGTTGCCTAGGTATGATATAATACAATGAACCCTGTGTTTGCTTCCGATGCCGTATCGGAAGCTAATTCCTATCTTATTCTGGAGAATTTATTATGACAGATTTTCTTTCTGCTATTCGTGAAATGATTGACAAAGATGTTGCAACTCGCAAAGAAATTGTAAGTGCTGCAAAAGAACTCAAAGTCAATCATAGCAAAGTCCTAAAGCAACTCGAAAAAGTGTCACACGGAGTTTATAGTCTAACATTACCAGAGAAAAAAGCCGAGACTGAATCGAATGTAATACCATTTCGAACGCCTACTGTTGAGCAGCAACCTGAAAAAGGATATGTTCCCGATAAAGATCCTTGCTTTGTTCCATTTGGTGATTTCAATGTAGTTGATTTGATTGTCAAGTCAAAAAGATTCATGCCAGTAGTGATTACTGGTGATTCTGGTAATGGTAAGACAAAAATGGTTGAGCAAGCTTGTGCCAAGAATAAGCGCAACTTCTATCGAATGAATATTACAGTTGAAACTGATGAGATGGACATTCTTGGTCATTATAATCTAATCAATGGCGAAACAATCTGGGAAGATTCACCTCTTGTTGAAGCCGCAAAGACCGGTGGTGTTGTATTGCTTGATGAAATTTTTGCTGGTAATCCTGCAAGAATGCTTGCACTTCAGGGAATTCTTGAAGGTAAGCCGTTCTTGATCAAGAAGACTGGTGAACGAATTGTTCCGAAGAAAGGATTTAACATCATTGCAACAGACAACACAAAAGGTGATGGTTCAGAATCCGGACGTTACATTGGAACTAATATTCAAAATTCGGCATTCCTTGAAAGATTCGTAATGTGCATCGAGCATGATTATCCACCAAAGGCAAAAGAAATCAAGATGTTAGACAAATATGTTGACATCAATAAAATTCAAGTTGATGATGAAAACTTCACTTCAAAACTGGCTCAGTGGGCAGAAGTTACACGCAAATCTTACAAAGATGGAGCAATTGATGAACAAGTTACGACTCGTCGACTGTTTCATATTCTTGATATCTATTCAGTTCTTGCTGACAAAGAACGTTCAGTTCTCTATGCAATTGCAAGATTTGATGAAGAAGTTCGTGAATCTTTTGTTTCTCTCTACAAAAAGATTGATGATACAATTTTAGATCCAGACCACCAGCCGGTTGACCTTGAAAATGCAATCACGATTGATTCGATTGCAACTCAAGTTGTAATCGATCATTCAAGAACCACACTTGGTTCTTCTGCTGAGTTTGTTGATTGTGATAAGCAATTTGTTTACTATGCAAAACAATTCTGCTCTTCTGAAAATTGTTTGAAAAATAGTGACCTTGATCGAATGGCATTATCTCAATCTGTTTTTGATGAAGTCATTGATCGAAAAAACATTACTGATATTTCAGAACATTTACACTTTTTCTATATCCTTTGGTCATCGATTGTAAAAGAAGAGCAGATTTCAGAGATGAATGGAGAAGATCGATTCTTTTCACAACTCACGGCAGAACGTGAATATTCAGATGATTTTTATCAGAAAATATTTAGCCGTCTTGATGAAGCATCTCCTTATATTTCAGGTAATGTTCGTGCAGACTTACGTATAGGCTATCTCAGGATGGACGATGCACAAATCTTAGATGTGTTTGAACGGTCTACCAGACAATCACAATTTACTAATCGATAAAAAAAGTTCACTAAATAGTAGAGTTCATTGAAATGAAGTGTCTCTACTATTTTTTATTTAATTTTTATGGAGCTATTATTATGGCGAAGACAACCACTCCTGTTGAAGAAACCACAGAATCAATCGAAACTCCAGCTACCGAAGAAAAAGCAAAATCTGCATTAGAGCCAAAAGACTTTGAAGGAAAGTCATTGATGGTTTGTATGCCTGCTTATGGTGGTCAAATGTGTGCTGAGACTGCAAGCCGGTTGATTGACCTGAACACTCTTTGTACCTACTTCGGTGTAAAGATGCAGTGTAAATTCATTATGAATGAATCACTAATTCAACGTGCTCGAAACTATCTGTCTCATTACTTTGAGATTTCGGACTTTACTCATATGATGTTCATTGATGCGGACATTGTATTTGACCCTCGTGATGTAATGCATCTTCTTTATATGTGTGGAAATGATAATCAAGATATTATTGGTGGTCTCTATCCAAAGAAGCACATTCTTTGGGATCGAGTTCGTCATGCTTCGAATCTTGAAGGTTTCATTCAAGATTCAGGGCAATTGTCTGAATTTGGCGGAGACTTTGTTTTCAATCCTCTACATCGCGGAGACATTGAAATCTTCAAGCCAGTCGAAGTGCTTGAAGTCGGCACAGGCTTTATGATGTTCACTAAAGATACATTGAACACATATCGAAAAAATTATCCTCAATACATGTATCGTCCTGACCATAACCATTCTGCCGATTTCAACGGCTCAAAAGAAATCATGTCCTACTTCCATGTAGACTTTGACCGTCCTGAAACCACCGGTGGTGAAACAAACCGTCTTCTTTCTGAAGATTATTTCTTCTGTCAAATGGCGAGAAAAGCAGGATTGCATATCTTTGCCTGTCCTTGGATGCAACTTAGCCACGTAGGTAGCTACAACTATCGTGGATCCGTTCAGTCTCTTGCTGCAATGGAAGCATATCGCAATCAACAACTCCAGTCAGCAGCAGCCGAAGAAGCACCCGCCGTCGAACTTAAAGAAGCAAGTTGATTTTTGACTTGAGAGGATTTTCGAAAATCCTCTCAAATTTACCTTGACAATTGACTTTGAATTTGATATGATATTACACATAGGCCTACATGAGCTTGAAGAGCCAGTGCGTTCTTCACCCTGCATGTTTGAACGAATGTATAATCTTGGTATTGATTATGCTGATAATGTGATCTATGGATACCATGAAGGTCAAGAATATACAATCTTCAAATTTTCTGATTATGGCCTTATAAATGATAACCGGTCCAACACCTATAATATTTCATATGGGACTGCCGGTATTACAATTGAAATTATAAAAACGAGGTAGAAATTATGCAGTTATCGAAATCTGATTTGCTATTACTTTCCAATTTTGCAGCAATCAATCAGTCAATCTTGTTTCGTCCAGGCCAACAACAAGGAACATCTTCAAATTCACAGAGCATGATTGCTTATGCTGGATTCGAAGTTGACTTTCCAAAAGAGTTTCCTTTATTTGATTTGAATCATTTCATTTCAGTCTATGACTTGGTAGCTTCAACCGGTGATGTTGAAATTGAATTTCCTGTAAACGAAAATCATTTGATTGTTCGTTCTGAGAAAACATCTCAAAATTTGAGAGCAGCACCAATTGAAGTCATTCGTGTTCAACCAGCGAACAACAAACCAAAAAACGATCCAGTGATCTCCTTTTACTTATCAGAAGATATGCTTGCTTACGGTAAAAAGTCTGCAGCAATCAATACTTTTCCAAATCTAACATTTGAGAGTGATGGAAAAGAAATCTTTATGGTTTCTGAAGATATTGAAAATCCAAGTACAGAGAAACATCGACGCAAGTTAGAACAAACAGTTGCTGATGACTTCGAGTTTCGTGTTGTTTTCAATGTCGGAAGATTGAAGATGTTGAATGATGATTACCGTGTTGACATTTACAGTCCGAATCTCGGTAGATTTGTATCCGAGAATCGTGACTACACTTTCTTCTCGGCTCTCGATGAAGATGTAACTCTTTCTGATGAGTAAAATGAATAATATCTATTTGTTTAAATTGACTTCTGGTGAGGAAGTCATTGCAAGGACTTCGGAAGAAATTGTAAATTATAATCGAATAAATACTGTATTGATTCGAAATCCAATGATGTTACAATTTACACCACAGGGTATTGGAGCAATGCCTTGGATGGTAGCCGCTGAGGATGACCAAGTAACTCTTATTGGCTCCTCAATCACTGCAATCTCAAAAGTCAAAGCTGAAATTGAAAAATTATATTTACAGCAAGTTTCTGGCATTGACCTTAGCGTTCCGTCAACGTCACCTCTTGCGATATAAAGATGGAGTTTTCTTTCTGATTGTTTTGTTCTTATTGATTCCAATTGAAACGGAATCACATAATCAAATCAATTCCAAAGATATTGAGCTTTTCTATATCACCGAAAAACAAAAACCCGCAATTTCAATTGCACAAAGTGTACCTAAAAAAGACGAAATCAAAATTCCAATTCGTGTAAAGCAAAGAGAATATTTTGATTTCGTCAAAATTCATCTAAAAAGTAAAGGAGCAGAAAAAGAGTTTGAGAGGGATTTGCTTACTGAGCAAAAAATACATCACTATGCTACAAGTAATTTTTTCAATGGCCATGTGAATCAATGTTTAGATGTAGCAAAGAAAATGGGATATTTTTCGTATATTGTTCCAACTCTCGAGAGTTATAATATACCAAATACATTTTCTCTTATACCAGTAATTGAAAGTTGTTTTGATCCACAAGCAGTTTCAATTGCAAAGGCTGTAGGAATGTGGCAAATCAATCGCATCACTGCAAGACATCTTGACATGAAAATTCAAAAGATGGCTGGTGGTTGGGAAGAAGATGAACGTTATAATTGGAAACGTTCAACTCATGCGGCTGCAGAATATATTTTATTTCTCAAAGAAAGATTTCCCACTTGGGAACTTGTTCTTGCCGCTTACAATCTTGGACCAACAAAACTTCGTGAGCAAATTAACAAACATCGCACAATCAATATTGATTATCTCCACTTGCCACGTGAAACAAGAAACTATGTTTATAAATTTATTGCAATGACTGATATTATTAAGAAGGAGAAACTATGAGCAACACACCCGCAATTTCCTCTGTAACCCTTCCATCGAGTGAGGAAGATAAACTCGCAATTCGTCGAGTCCTCAAAGAAGTTTCAGATTCAATGACAAGAATTGATGGTGAAAAAGACTTCATCAAGGACGCCATTGATGACTTATCGAAACAGTATAGCATTCCAAAAGCAACTCTCAATAAAGTTGCAAAAACCTACCACAAGCAAAACGTAGCCGAAGAAAGAGCAAAGAACGAGGATACATTCTATGTGTATGACTCTATTTTCAACTCAAACTAAGGAGCTTTATGGATTTGAAGAAGCAAATCCGTCAGAAGTCAGCAATTGAGCGGCTTGAGCAGACGGTTGCGAATTATCAATCCTCCTTGAAAGAGGAGAAGGATCAAGATCAGATCAAAAAGATCAAAAAGAAAATCGCTGGACATGAGTTCACGATTGCGAACACCAAGGCTGCTCTCCGTTCTGGTGAGCGAAGTTCTTATAGTTCCGCATCTTTCTTCAAAGATTGACTTGACCTTCTGGTGCTATTCTGCTATAATAGCACCAACCCCTCCCTTCCTTTACAATATTATGATTATGAGGTTTAGTTATGAAAAAGAAAACAGAATTCCTATGGTCTCAAAAATATCGTCCGAATAATATCAATGACTTGATCCTTCCTGAGGATATCAAAGAGACTCTACATTCGTTTATTGAACAAGGCGACCTACCAAACTTTATTTTTCATTCTCAAAGTGGTGGTACAGGCAAAACATCTGCAGCAATGGCAATGGCAGATGAGCTTGGCGTCGAAGCAATGATTATCAATGCATCTGAAGAAAGAAGTATTGATGTAATTCGCACCAAGATGTCCCAATATTGTAGCACAAAATCTCTGGATGGAAAAAGAAAGCTTCTCATTCTTGATGAGTCCGATCAATTGCCAGAACTCAATCAAAATGCCCTGAGAAACTTTTTCGAAAAATTTTCATCAAATTGTGCTTTTGTGATGACCTGTAACTCTTTACAAAGAATCATTCAACCACTGCAGTCTCGTTGCGCTGTAATTGAATTCCATTTCCCTAAGGCAGAAAGACCATCACTCGCAAAAAACTTCTTTGACCGTATTTGCTCCATTCTGGATGCTGAAGAAATCACTTATGATCGAAAACTCATTCAACATGTAATCGTTCATAAGTTTCCTGACTTTCGTCGATGCATCAATGAACTTCAAAGATATTCTGCATCTGGTGAATTGTCACCAAAGATTCTGGCAAACATTCAGAACAATCGTATTGAAGTTCTTGTCGATGCAATCGAAACAAGAAAGTTTCAAGAAATTCGCAAATTCATTTTAGAAACATGGCATGGTTCAGAGCAAGAACTTTATCGTGAACTTTATAATGAATTGGTGAATGTTGCAGAACCTTCCTCCATACCAGAAATTATTTTGATTCTCTCCAGATATGGATTCGAATCCTCATTTGCTGTCGATGCAGAGATACATACATTAGCATGTATGGTTGAACTCATGCAATTACCAATTGCATTCAAGTGAGAAAGTCATATGAAAAATTTATTTGGTGAAGAAATTGTTGAAGAACAAGAGTATGAGCTTCCACCAAAGAAGAGTCGAAATGTATTTGATTATGTAAAATCAATCAATAACAAATCCGAATATCTTGGAAATGAATTGGAAGATTATTCTCCATATATTATCTCAAGGGCTCTTGCTGGAAGTTTAGATTGTATTATGATTGTCAATGAAATCAATCTATATCCTTCTCTTTCAACAAAAATGGAATATGACTATTACTACCATAGTGTTCGTAAATCAAGAAGATTTGCTGAATGGCTAAAGAAAGATCATAATGTTTTGGACGAACTTGTGGAATACTTTCACATCTCGAGAAAGAAGGCACAAGAAATTTTATCTCTATTGAGTGAAGATGACTTAAAAGAAATACATGATTATCTGACCATCGGCATCACAGAAAAATGAAAAAATATAAATAAAATGAATAGTTATTTTATTTATTACTTATTATTGGAGATCAAAAATTATGGAAAATGAAGTGCAGAATGAAGATATTTTTCGTGGAGTTGGTGTAGAGGTGACTCTGAAAAGTCAAGATGATTTTCTGAAAGTCCGTGAAACGCTCACTCGAATTGGAATTGCTTCAAAAAAAGAACGTAAGTTATATCAGTCATGTCATATTCTTCATAAGCGTGGACGATATGTAATTCTCTCATTCAAGGAATTATTCAAGTTAGATGGAAAGGAAAGTAATTTCAATGAATCGGATTTAGCAAGAAGAAATACGATTGCTAAATTATTGCACGATTGGAATTTGGTAAGTATTAATGATTTGGAATCAGTTGCTGAACCTACAGTTCCAATTTCTCAAATCAAAATCATTCCTCATAAAGATCGAGAACACTGGGAACTCGTTGCAAAATATCAAGTTGGATCTAAAAACTAAAACCATCTGGGCGGACTTGTTTCGCCCAACTCAAAGAAAACAACCATGACCTTTGAACAATTTTCGAATAGCATTGAATTATTTGGAAATGTAATGAGGCTTCTTTATCAAGAGAAGCAAAATGGATTACTTCAAAATGTGGATCTGATTGCTGTACTCTTATCGAATGAAGTATACAATAAGCTATTTTGGCAATTTGAAGTTCAAACACAAACCGTAATCAGCCAAAGAAAAACCATCTTGGCTGGTCAACTTTCGAATGTGCAGAACTATGCAAATAATCTCGCAACAAATGGTTTGACGCAAACAAATATTGATGATTTTGAAATTTATCGTTATTACGATGTTACAACTGAAGTGATAAATATTTACAAACTCACTTACGTATTGGACTACTATAAACAAATGCTCGACACAACAAATCCAAATGGTTGGGTATACGACCTGAGTCAATACGAAAAAATGACAGAAGGTAACTATACATATTTTGTCAATGAGACAAAGCAATTATTTCAGAATCTAATATAAGGAAAATTAAAATGCTCACACTAACGGCAGCAGAAATCTCAGACGCATTGCTCAAGCCAGTCAAATTGGCAACAGTAATCAATGGTCTTATTGATTTAGAAAACGCAAATGTTATTTCATCTTCAGTCAGTGCGAATGTTGTCAATGCGATGTTTGATGATATTGATAGTTCAACGGCTACTGTTCGTTCACAAATTACTCAATTGGCTGCAGACCTTCGAGGTCAAAGTGAATATCTTTTTGGTGCTACTGATGAACTCAATGAAACAATTGGTTCTCAAGCAGGTAATCCTACAGATATGGCAGCAAGTCGATTGCGACTAAGCAATCTTTATGATTCAATTCGTGATGGATATGGAGAGTCAACTACAACTTCATCAACAATCACAACGATGACTGCAGACTTTTTTGGTCCAACTGCAATCTACCGAACAAATTATCGAACTGCATTTCCTGCGTCAACATACTCAACAACAACGGTTCAAGGATATGCAAATCAAATTGTTTCTGCAAATACATTGTTAGCAACACAACAAAGCACTTTAGATCAATTGAAACTTGATTATCCAGAATTATCAATTGAATCTGCAAATACAAAGATTGCAACTTACTTGCCAAATCCATTCTATGTCAAGTTGATTGATGGAACTGATTTGTTCCACATCTATGATAATGGTACGGCCACAAATGATATTGGAAGTAGATTTCGAATGGGAAGTTTGATTGTTGATCCTTCCGTAAATTATACTGTTCATGTTCTCAGCACAGGTTCAACAAATTCAAATGAAAATAATCGAAGATTTATGATCATGGATGGTATTGACGAAACGGCAACAAATGTATATTTCACTGCACAGATGAATTCAAATACTGCAAATGGCGCACACTTCAAGTCAATGGCATTTGAAGGAAATGTTGGTGGCACACCAACTGGCCAGCCAAGATATACGGTACTACCAGATTCAACTCTCAATGGTCAAAACGCCGTAATTGATAACGTTTGATTTGAAACCGGGAGAGATTCATTCTCTCCCTTTTTTATTTTTATGTTTTAGAGATGAACACTATGACTGAAATCCTATCCTTTTATCGTCTTCACAAAGACATACCTTCTCCATTTTTTGCAACACAAGGTTCCGCCTGTTTTGACCTACACTGCATGTTTGACTTTGATGTTCCAATTGAAGCCTATCATTCCTATTCAGAAAATAAGGCATACCTAGAACCTGAAGTTGATTCACAAGATCGAGAGTTTGTCACCATCTATCGTGGCGTTCGGGCAATGATTCCTACTGGATTGATTTTCGACATTCCTGTAGGCTATAGCGTTCGTTTACATTCTCGTTCCGGACTTGCACTCAAAAATGGAATTGTTTTAGTCAATCAAGAAGCTGTAATTGATTCTGACTATGTTCATGAAACATTTGTTGTAGTCAAAAACATCTCAGATGTTCCCTATCAGTTGTATAACAAGACCAGAATTTGTCAAGGTGAACTTGTACAAAATGTTCCAACCACTATTGAAGAAACAAAAACTCGTCCTTCTACCGAAACAAGAACCGGAGGATTTGGTTCAACAGGAGTCTAATATACAATAAAAACTAAATACATGAAAGAATTTTACTTTATAATCTTTTTTGCAAAAAGGTCTTTCATGTTACGATTATTCTTCCAGCTTAAGATGATGGAGAGCCTTCAATTCATTGCAACCATGTATGATGAATTGATGGCTTCCGTTGGAACTTCCACTGCAGATGTTACTTCCACTCCCCCTATTCGTCAAGAAATCGAAGCAAAAATTAGTTCAGTCAAAGCAGGTATTCTTGCAAATCCAGATCTTACTGTATTACCAAATCTGAAATCAACACTTGAGCAAAGTGGTCCCGCTTCAAGAATTCCAATTCCAAAATCTGATTTGGAAGTAATTGGCGGAAGAGCAGCAAGCAAATTAGATCAAATCAAACAAGGCGTTGCTGCAAAAGATATTAATGTTTCTCAGGCATTGAGTGATGATGAAAAAGCAAGAGTTTCGCAGACTGTTGTTTCTCCAAAGAAAGCACCGGAACCAGTTGCTCCGGCTCCATTGCCACCAGCATCGGCAAATACTGCGGCACCTTCTGTATCTCCAACAACAAATTTTGAAAAAGGAATTG